GACACCACCGCCATGAAGGCCTTGCTGCTGGTGACCGCCGACCTTGGCCAGAGCGTGCGCATGCTCATCGCCAACGGCGACTGGATGGACGGGGCGTCGACTAACCGCCACGATCCGTTCGGCTGGCAGCGCCGACCGACGGTCAAAGAGGAGCTGGACTGCGTCAGTGACGCACTGCACCGCTGGCGCATGGCGGCCAAACCGGCGCGCACGGGCGTGCGCTCGATCTACACGGTCGGCAACCACGAGCTCAACTTCGAGCGCCGCCTCGCCACGCAAGTGCCGATGTACGAGGGGGTGCCCGGCCTGCGCCTCGCGGAGCAATTCCCCGAATGGGACTTGACGTGGTCGTGCTGGCTAAACCGCAAAAGCCGCCACCCGGTCATGGTCAAGCACCGGCAGGCCAACGGCGTACACGCCGCCTACAACAACGCGCTCAAGTCCGGCGTCAACATGGTCACCGGGCACACGCACGTGCTCGAGGTGAAGCCTTGGGGCGACTATCGCGGCCGCCGCTGGGGTGTGCAGACCGGCACGCTGGCCGAGCCCACCGGCCCCCAGTTTGAGTACGCCGAGAACGGCTACAGCCCGGCCTGCGCCGGCTTCGCCGTGCTCACCTTTAAGGACGGGCGGCTGTTGCCGCCGGAGATCTGCGAGGTGATCGAGGGTCGCGCGATGTGGCGCGGGCAGGTCGTCGTTGACGACCACGCGGAATATCTAGCCGAGCAGGAGACGACAGCGTGAAGGCCGAACACAAGAACAGTGAGGTGCGGCAGGCACTCGAGGATCTGCACGTCGCGATAGAGACGCGCGACATCGCCCTGAGCCGCGCCGTCGAGAACGTCTACACCCAGTTCGCCGCGATTGTCGCCAAGCGCGAGAAGGAGTATAATGACGCGCTGCGACGCAGCAGGGAGACGAACATTGCGGTGGATGACTGAGGCGCACAGCCTGATCGGCACCCGTGAGGTGCCCGGCGCTGGCAACAATCCGGTGATCATGAGCTGGGGCAACCGCCTTGGCGCGCGCGTGCTGGGCATCGCCTACGGTGCCGACAGTGTGCCGTGGTGCGGGCTGTTCGCGGCGCACTGCGTCACGCAGGCCGGCCTGAAGCCGCCGCCCATCGCCATCCGCGCGAAGGCGTGGGCGACGTGGGGCGAGGGGCTGTCGATGGTCGCCACGCGGCCGCCGCTGGGCGCCGTCGCCGTGTTCGAACGCAAGGGCGGCGGCCACGTTGGCTTCGTCGACAGCGTCAACCGCGACGGCTCGCTGAACATATTGGGCGGCAATCAAGGCGACGCTGTCAATGTGCGCCGGTTTAAGCGAGACAGGCTCATCGCCCTGCGCTGGCCGAAGGGCGTGGCGTGGGCTCTGCAGGCACCGTGGGCCGCCGCCGCTGCGCCGGAGACATCGGGCGAGGGCTGAGTGCATTTTCACTGAGGAGGACTGACTATGGTTGATTTCGTTTTGAAGCGTTTGCGCGAGCCGAGCACCTACGCCGGCTTCGCCGGTCTGGCCGCGGCTGTCGGCATCGCCGAGCCGCTGTATCAGGCCATCTCCGCGGTGGTCATGGCCGTTGCCGGTCTCGCCGCCGTCGTGATGGCTGAGCACAAGGACTAACCGCGTGAAGCTCCTCGCGTCCCTGCTGAGCGTGCTCTCTACCATATTGACGTGGTGGAAGCAGAAGCAGCTCATCGAGCAGGGACGCAAGGATGCCGCGCTGGACGCTATCAAGGAGGTAGAGGCACGTGTGGAGCAAGCTGAAGCGGCTGTGGCTGCTGCCGATCCTGTGCGCGACGAGCGCCTGCGTAAGCGGTTCGACCGCGCCGCTGGTGGTCAGTGACTACTGCCGCATCGCCAAGCCTATCGGTTATGACAGCAAGGCCGACAGCGCCGAGACGGTGAAGGCCGTCGAGGCGCACAACTGGTCGTGGGTGTGCGTGTGCGAAAAGGATTGCCCGGTCACTCCGGCACGCGGATGAACACGTCGGTCGGTATCAGCACCACGCGCTCGACATCGCGGCTGTCGCCCCGGTCATAGCGCCCACCGGTGGACACGGTGTGCTCGACGGGTACCTGCACGACGCCCAGTTGATCCGTCCACTGCACCGCCAGTAACGCGTTAGCGCCCTGCGCGTCTATGGCGCACAGGGCGTGGTACTTGGCCTCGCTGAGCATGTACGTCGGGTATCGCTTGCGCGTGTTGCGCCGCACCTTGATCTCAACGACGCAAGGGTGATGGCGGAAGCGGAACACCGCGTCATACGGCGCGAAGCGGTCTTGAGGCGCAGTGGCCGTCAAGCCGAATGCCTGCTCGAGCTTGGCCACGACGCCTGCTTGTCTGCCGCGGTCGGCATCGCTCTCGTAGATCGGCCTAGAGGTCACCGCGCTGTTCCGGGCGGCGGCGTCATCAGATTGGCGTTCGCCCGTTCGCGGCCATTGGCGCGGGCGGCGTCATAGATGGCGCGGCGGTGTTTGCGCAGCGCCTCACTAAAGCGATAGACGCTGCCGTAGCCGTGGTCGAACGCCAGCTCGCCAAGCGTCTTGTCGCCGATATCACGGCCGACCGCCGGCAGCGTCGGCGCGGTGCCGGGCGGCCGGGGCGGGTGGTTGGTGCGGCGCGGCGGGGCGTCGGCCTCCTCCATCGCGCGCTGCGCGGCCCGCGCTTGCACCTGCGCCTGTTGCGACTGGCGCATCTGCAAGAGCAGTTTCTCGGTGACGTGGATAGGCGCACGGCGCCCGTCGTCATACTGCCAGTAGAAGCGTCGGTTGTGGATGACGGCGCGGCGGTTGGTCATGGCGTGTACCCCTTAGATCAAGTCGGCGACGGTTGCGCCGTCGAACCACAGGTTGTTGATGGCATCAGCGGCGCTCTTGACCCGCTCGCCGTCTGCAATGCGGACAGCAAGCGCCTCGTTCAGCGTGGCGAGCTCATTGGTGGTATACACATAGTCGGTGTTGTCGTGGGTGAACATTGGTCGGTCTCCGTGTCGTGGGGCAGTGCCCCGGTTGGTGTAGTCAGGTATAGGGCCTGCGGCCCATGCTGTCAAGCGCCGCAAAAGCCACTATCGCAGTCAGGCTCGTCCTCAACTGCCGGGGAATACTTGCCGCGCTCTGAGTTCGCCCAACGCATGACCTCGCGGACACCCTCCGCTCCGGCGTAACCCTTTGGGCGAAACATGTGGCGCCCTATCTCGCGTTCAAGCTGCTCGATCTGATCGACTCGCTCGGGCGAGACGTTGCGCAGATCGGCGCGGCTGCTGAAGATGCAGGGGCTGCACTCAAGCGAGCGGTGCGGCAACAACTCGAACGGCGTGCGCGCCACAAGCGCGTCGCGGTCGGCGTCAGAGAACTCTGCGAGCGGCGACCACAGCGGCCGCCCTCCGTGGCTTGCGCTCATTGGTGTGAAGACCGGCGTGCCGGCACGGCGCAGGCTTTCCGCCCGGCGCACACCGTTGACCGCCGTCGCGAGGTGATCGGGATCGTGTTGCTCTAGCCAGCGCTTAGCCGGCTCGATCTTAAGCTCGCCGGTGCAAAACTGCATGTTGCCCCGCGGGAACGTCTTGCGGCGACGCGCCAAGTCGGCAAAGCCGACTGACTGCGTGCGGTGGATCTCAAAGCCCAAAGACGCGGCCCACTGTTCAGCTTGTTCGACGCGCGCCAGCCAAGAAGGATCTGCCCAGCCAGTGTCGCTGAACAAGGCAACGCAGCGACGTTGCCGGGGCAAATTGTATTCGTGCAGCAATTGGGCCGCCGCAACGCTGTCGTTGCCCCAAGAAGTGAAAAGCGTGAAGGCGATAGGTTTTTGGTTAGTCACAGGCTCGCTCCCAGCAAAGCAACGATCAGAGCCTGTTCGCGAGCGGTGCGTTTGGCAACAGGCTTCGCGATGGCACGGGCAGCTTGAGCGGCAGTGAAACCGTGGTTGGCGAGGATAACGGTGTCAGTCATTGGTCGGTCTCCGTGTCGTGGGGCAGAGCCCCGTTGCTGATGTGTGTAGACTAGGGCCGGCGGCCCATGCTGTCAACAGCTATTTTGCAGCGGCGATCACATCGGTTACGGCCGTCAGCAGCCGCATGGCGTCGTTCGCCTCGGGCTGGCCGTCGTCGCCGTCGATCACGTCGGCGTAGCGGTCGAGGTAGTCGGCGACCTCCTGCAGCATAGCGAGCATGTCGGGGGCGGCGGCGATCAGGCGGGCGTCGGCGTCGGTTGTGCCAACAGTCTTGCAAACATAGCCTGCCGGCCCGTCCTGATAGGCGTTGACGCCGTGCGTGATGGCGTGGCCGGCAAGAGCGCCGCCGAGCAGCCCGCTGTGGCCTTCAACGCGCCACGGCCCCGGTGTGTGCTGCGCGCTCATTCGCTGATGACGCCCTGCGCGATGAGATCCTGCGCGGTGCGGCCGAACCAGCCCTGCAGCCGGTAGGCCAGCCCGCTGTCGTGCAGGTGCTGCCACGCGTCGATGATCTGCTGCTCGTCGTCCGCCTCGATGAAGCCCTCGGCGAGGCCGGTTGCGGTGTAGTCGTCCATGGTGCTCATTAAATCTGCTCCTTTATGGCGACGGCTTCGGCGACAAGCTCGGCCGCGATGGTGTGGATCGCCTTGAGGCGGGTGTAGTGCGCGTCCCGATCGGCCACGCACTGGTCGTTGTGGGCGTAGTCCCGGCCGTTGGGCGCCACCCGCTGCAGCGCCTTGATGGCGGCCTGCAGGAGGTCGTAGGCCTCGCGGCGCGGCTGGATCAGGTCGTGCGCGCTGCTGCCGTTGCTGTTGAGGGTGGGGAGGATCATGCTGGTGTGCTCCTCTCAAAAGTTCCAAAGAGTGGCGCCCAGCGCCTTGGCGATGTCGCGCGCCTCGCGCTTGCCAGAGACGCTGAAGGGGGTGCGGCGGTTGACGCGCTCGCCGCCGACGATCTCAACGATGTCGAGCTTGGCGGGGCGGGTCTTGCTGCCGTTGGTGTATTCTGCTGCGAGGATCATGTCGGTGTCTCCTTGGTTGCTGATGGGGTCAGGCGTAGTGTTTGCGGATCTCGCGCAGCGTGTCAAAGCTGTCGAAGTCGCCGCCGGTCTCCGGGTTAACGATGACCCAGCGGCCAGTGTCCACGCTGCGGTAGATGCGCCACCCGTCGCGAGTGACATACTCGCCGGGGTTGGCGTGGCGCTTGAGGGTTCTGGTCATCATGTCGGTGTCTCCGGTTGGTCGTTGCTGATGCCCCCTTGTACGGGCCACAGACCCAGCAGTCAACAGCAAAGTTGAGTGTTGCTGCATTAAAATTGTGTAACGAGGGAGGGTCAACACTGCGGTTGTCACCACGCACCACCATGCACCGTGGTGCACCGTGGTGCAGTGGTGCGGCAGGCTCAGGACGCACCACGGTGGGGGATACCCCCTTTAGGGGGTACCCCTCGTGGTGCAGAGCCGTGGTGGTGGTGTGGTGTAATTTTTGGCGGTGCGGTGTGCTGACTCGAGACCTTACTGCGACATGCTCGCGCACCGCGGTGCGTCGTGGTGCAGTGGTGCGCGGTGTTGACGGTGCGCGGTGCGGTGCTGTAGGGTACAACCGTAGAGTTGATGGGAGCACATCGCATGACGACAGAGACGAAACCGAAGCGCAGCCGCAAGAAGCCGGTGGGTGTCAGTGCGCCGCCGCCGCCGATCAAGGCGCCCCGGGAGCCTCGCGAGATGGATACTCGCAACGCAGAGCTCGAGTACCGCCGCATGGCTGTGCGCGGCTCGCGTGACCTGCTGGCGGCGCTGGCCAGATCGGCGTTCCGGCATGGCATCGCCCTGCGCAACATGACGCCGGAAGAGCAGCTGCGCGCCGCCTTGGCGGATGGGTGGCAGGGGCGCGTCATCGGCGCGTCGCTCTGGGCTGGCGGCGCGTAGGGCTGTGTGGTAGGATGCGGGCATGAGCGAAGAGCCTGTGAAGAAGAGCCGCAAGGGCATTGGCGGCGCGCCGAGCAAGTACCTGCCGGAGTACTGCGAGCGCGTGATCGAGATGGGCCGCGAGGGCATGTCCATCGTCGAGATGGCGGCTGAGATCGGTGTGCATCGTGAGACGCTCGAGGAGAAGTGGGTAGAGGCGCAGCCAGAGTTCGCCGGAGCCTTCGCGCGTGCGCGCGAGCTCAGCCAAGCGTGGTGGGAGCGGCAGGGCCGGCTGGGCTTGACGGCCGACCGCTTCAACGCGCAGCTGTACAGCCGCAGCATGTCGGCGCGCTTCCCGAAGGACTGGCGCGAGACGAAGGAGCAGCGCATCGCCGGTGCGGACGGCGGCGCGATCAAAACCGAGGCGGTGGGCGCCACGCCCGACGCCATGCGCGAGCTGACCGAGGCGCTGCTGCAGCAGGCGGCCGACAAGGCAAAGGGCTGAGCATTACGCATTTGTAATGTTGACAGCATGGGCCGGTGGCCCTATAGCTGGTGTCACCAACCGAGGGGCGCTGCCCCGCCAGACAGGAGACGCACAATGACCGCTCGCAAGTCCTTTGAAGCCATCCTCGACACCCGCGTCGACAGCCGTGAAGACCGCGAATACGCCACCTTCCTCCGCCTCGCCAAGCGCGAAGAGGAAGCCGAAGAGCAGATCGGCGAGCTGACCCGCGACGGCAAGACCGTGTTCTACGTGTGGCCGACCGGCGGCAAGTACCGCGAAGGCAGCCGGGTTGAGCTGGTGAGCTACTTGATCCGCAACCAGTACGCCTGACCCCACCGCCCCCGGCCCAGCGCCGGGGGCCACTTGCCGAACCGGCGCTCCGGCCTTATCCTAGAGGCCAGTGAGCACAGCCGCCATCATCCCGACGCTGAACGCGCAGCAGCAGGCGTTCGCCCTGTGGCAGCACCAGTGGGCCAACACGGCGCGCCCGAACCAGATCCCCGAGCTCGTGTCGCCGCCTGGCTTCGTCGAGATGGGCTACCTCGCCGGTCGCGGCTTCGGCAAGACGCGCGTCGGTGCAGAGTGGCTGGGCCGCGCCACATACCTTGACGGCGCCGGCTTCGACAGCGCGGTCATCGCGCCGACCTATCAGGACGTGAAGTTCACCTGCTTCGAGGGCGAGAGCGGGTTGCTGTCCGTCATCCCGCCCGAGTTGATCAAGGCGTACAACAAGAGCGACCTCGTCATCGAGATGTACAACGCGGCCGGCGGCGTGTCGTCGATCCGCGGCTTCACGGCTGAGAAGCCCGAGCGGCTGCGCGGCCCGCAGCATACTCGCATTTGGGCGGATGAGCTGGCGGCGTGGATATACGACGACGTCTGGGACATGGCCATGATGGGCCTGCGCCTCGGCCAGCACCCGCAGGCGCTGTGGACGACCACGCCCAAGCCCAAGGAGCTGGTGCGCAAGCTCGTGGCCAAGAAGCCGGGGCGCGTGATCGTCACCGGCTCGACGTACGACAACAAGGCGAACCTGCCCGACAGCTTCTTTGATCAGCTCGCCCAATACGAGGGCACGACGCTGGGCCGTCAAGAGCTGTACGGCGAGCTGATCGACCCGGAAGAGAGCGGCATCGTCAAGCGCAGCCAGTTCAGGCTGTGGGCGCACGACAAGCCGCTGCCGCGCTTCGACCTCGTGGTCATGTCGCTCGACACGGCCTTCACCGAGAAGACCATGGACAAGCGCAGCGGCGACCCCGACCCGACGGCGTGCAGCGTCTGGGGTGTGTTCTTCCATGAGAAGCGCAACAACGTCATGCTGTTGGACTGCTGGGAGGAGCACCTCGGCCTGCCCGACCTGATCCGCAAGGTGAAGAAGGAGCTGAACGTCAGCTACGGCGACGACGACGACACGGCCGTGATCAAGCCGCTGTTCGGCTCATCCAAGCCGCTCACGTCCGGCCGCAAGCCGGACATCCTGCTGATCGAGGACAAGGGCAGCGGCATCTCGCTGCGCCAGATGCTCGAGCGCGAGGGCATCGAGGCGTACGCCTACAACCCGGGCCGCGCCGACAAGCTGACCCGTCTGCACATCGTCTCGCCGATCTTCGCACGCAAGATGGTGTGGCTGCCCGAGAGCGCCAAGCACCCGGGCCGACCGCGTAACTGGGTTGACCCGCTGCTGCACCAGTTATGCAGCTACACCGGCCCCGGCAGCATCAAGCACGACGACTACGTCGACTCGACTTCGCAGGCGCTCAGGCTGATGATGGACAAACGCCTACTGGATGCGGTACAAGCCAAAAAAGACGAGCCGTCTGGGCCCCCGCCCAAACCGGTTAGCAATCCGTACGCTGTTTAAGGAGCGGGCATGGAAGACGATGACGATCTGCCCGAAACCGAGATGGTTGATCTGGGCGAGGCCGACGAGGAGGACGTGATCGACACGCCCGACGGCGGCGCCATCGTCCGACTGGACGACGGTGACGACCTCGCCCCGCGCTCCGACGACTTCCTCGCCAACTTGGCCGAGGAGATGCCCGAGAGCGAGCTTCAGTCGCTGGCGCAGACGTACCTCGACCTGATCAGCAAAGACAAGG